TGATGAGGCAGAACAAAGAAATAAAAAATTTGAAAGTCTGAAATTAAGTCCTGTAAAGATTAAAAAATATATAGCAAGTGTTGAAGATCAAATTCAAAGAAAACTGGATGGTGATTTTTTAAATGCTACTAGTGTTTAGTAATCTCCATAAACACTGTCATTAGAGCAAGGAAATTGTGAATAATCAAAGTTCTCTCTAGATGATTCTTCTAGATTATCATTATCATCTCTTTGGGTATTTCCTTGACCAGCACCTGGTCCTCCATTTTCATAGCTATATTCATACCTTCTAGCCTTAAAGAACCAAAGATAGTGACCTCCTAATGGATTTATTTGAAATTCATCTATAACCTCCGTTAGTTCATAAACAGTAGCACCCCTTTTAGGGAAATGGATTCTATCTGAACCAAATTCCGTTAGTTCTACAACATCACCAGCTTTAGGTTCACTTCCTTCTCCAAAAATTTCTTCATACATTTTTGGATGAATTACTCCATTTAAATCACTATCAGCAACAATACCAAACTTTGACAGGAGATAGCTATCATTATTTAAATTTAAAAGAACTATTAAATTTTTACCCTCACCAAAACCAGAAACTGTATCTTCACCATATAAAGAATCTACAGAAGAAAGCGTTGTCAAATTGGAAAAAAATTTAACATCTTGACCATACATTTGGATTTGTTCTCTATTCCAATTATCAAAATTGGTCCTTTCATTTAAATTTCTTTGTTTATTTAAAAATCTTACAGATTCCATTTTATTTTTTCCTTATTACTGAATATTTTGAACCTCTTCTTATTAAGAATAAATCAGTTCTTCCTAGTGATTTAGTAAAATCACCATTTTCTTTAGAAATATTTCTATTAAATATTTTTGATAATGTTTCAGCTATTTTAATATCAATAGGAACAAATTTTAAATTTTTATTTACTTCAAATCTTTTAATAATAGGATGTGATCTTCTTACATTATCCGATCTAGGTACAAAATATTGATGTTTTCTATCAAACCCTCTATTCGAAGACTGAGTATGTTTTTTTGATGTCTCTGTTGGTTTTGTCAGATCTTCTTTTTTATTTAAGAAATTTTTAAAACTCGGAATCATATATATCTATTTATAAAAAAACTCCACCTAAATAGGTGGAGTTTTTATTTATTAGTTTTTAATTTTACTTTTATTTATTATCAACAAGTGTTTTGTTTTTTGCATTTACTGCATTTACCTTATTATTTTTTCCTTGTAAACTTTTTCCTGCGGATTCCTTGTGTTTACTCAATTCTCCTTTGAATCCTTTTCCTGTTAGTGGAACATTAGCTTTTTTCTTTTTAGCGGAAAGAGCACCTTTAACAACACCATTCTTGGGATTATTCATACCCTTTAAGAGTTTTTCTTGATCAACCAATGAATGACCAATGATTTCTGCATCAACCTCTTCTTTTGTTAAAGTTTCTTCGTCCTCATCTTCTTCTTCGCCTTCGTCTTCATCAGAAGCAAAGATGTCTTCTTCGTCTTCACCATATGATTCCTCATCTTCACCAGATTCTTCTTCGTCTTCCAATTCACCACTACCAATAGCGGCCTGAAGAACATCTATTAATTTCTGAGCAGTTTCTTTATCAAGAGTGAATGTTACTTCTTCAGTAGAATCATCTGATTCTGTGTCACCATCAAACTCTGATTCATCAGAATCACCATCATATTCTGTTTCATCTGATAATTCAAGATCTCCAGAATCTTCGGTATCTTCTTCATCTTCGTCTTTTTCCATTGACCATCCAAAAGAATCTTCAGAAATAATTTTCTTATAAAGAGATTCGAATGGGTTTAGTTGTTTATTTTCTTTCATATCTTTATGAGTTTTACATTTTTCCATTTCTCCATTATCATCATCGGAATTATGTTCACCTTCTACTGGTTTTTTTAAAGTGACATTTTCTTCTGGATCATTTGCTGTTTTTAAATCACCAAAAGCAGGGGAACCTGTTCTAAGGTTGGTTTTAACAATACCTTTATCTTGTCCTTCATTAAGAACTTCTAAATATTTTTGTGTTAATGGATCGATCATAGTTTTAGTTTGTAATAATATTTACTCCATTAAGATACAATTTCATTAAATAATTTTTCTTTGTTTACTAATAATTTTGCTTCTTCTTCTAAACATAGAGGTTTTATTATTTCATAATTTTTATTTTCAGGAAACCAAACTATATATAGGGTATTTACTTCAAAACCAGTACATTTTTCTAGTATATACTTGTATATATGTAGTTGTAATGAATATTTTACAAATTCACAATCATCCAAATGTGACATTTCATTCAACATTTTTTGGCCTTTAAAACCTTCTCTTTTTATGTTCTGGTTTGTTTTATAATCTAGGATAGAAAGTTTTTTACTTTCTTTATTAAAAGATAAATTATCAATAGTTCCACATAACCTACTATCAAAATCACCAACAACAAATTCTGATTTCAAAAAATAAAAGTTTTTATCATACCAATCATAAAATTTTAGAAAATTAGAAATCATATGTTTCATAGTATTTTTATGATCTATCTTTCTTTCTTCGATATTGTCTACTTCTTCGCTTAAAAGAAACGAATGAAGACCCGATTCATCTAAACAAGTAAACTTTTTACTTAAAAAATTTTCCACATACTTGTGAAACTCTGTACCCCTAAAACATGAATAGTTTTTTTTGTATTCCCATTCCTTTAATACATCCTCAACTTTTCTTTTTTGTTTAAAGGCTACATTCTTTGCTATTTTTTCTGATTCAAATTCTTTTGAATATTTCTTTAATAGAGAAGTAACAGAATAGTTGCATAACTCTCCATTTATCTTATATTTATGTTCTTTTTCAAAAAAACGAATGTTTTTAAAATTTTCATCCAGAAGAATAAAATCTTCAAAACTTTTTATTGATTTTAGCATATAAAAAGAATATACTTTTTTCTCATAAAAAGCAATAACCAAATTAAGTGAACACAATATATACACAAAAAGAATGGTCAGAAATCCTTTTAAAGTTCCCAAAACCAGAGGATGAAATAAAAGAGGATATTTGGGAAAAAACAAGAAATTTGAATATCCAGAAGGAAATTTCTTTAAATGAATCAATTTTAGATTTTGAAAATTTAAAACAAAACAGTTTTAAGAATTTGATAAAAGAAGATTTTGTTTTTTCTAGATACGAGTATAAGTGGGATATAGGAAACAAATATATAGATTCGTGTAATATAGGAAATAAATCATCAAATTACTTTCATCAAGATCTTAGATATAAATGTGATTCTATAAACTCTCCATCTCCATATAGAACATGGAATGATAAAAAATTCTTTTTCACATTACTAAATGGTTTATGGTCATTAAAATTAAAAGAAGTTAATATTGATACATTAAGGACTTGTATTGCTATGAGAAAATATATAGCCAGTCAATTTAGACCATCTGCTGCAAAGTGTTTATATGAACATTTTAATGCTAAAAATGTTTTGGACTTTAGTTCTGGTTGGGGTGATAGATTAACAGCAGCAATGGCTTGTGATAATGTTGAAAAATACATAGGAATAGATCCAAATAAAGATTTATTTGATGGATATTCAAAACAAATAGAAAATTTCAATAAAACTAAAAACATTGAAATGATAATGGAACCAGCAGAAGAAGCTATTCTAAAATTAGAATATGAACCAGATTTAATCTTTACAAGTCCTCCTTATTTTATTATTGAAAGATATTCAAAGGACAAAACACAATCTTGGCAAAGATATAAAAAACTAGATAAATGGTTGGATTGTTTTCTTTTTCCAGTAATCCAAAATTCTTGGAAACTATTAAAAGAAGAAGGACATATGGTTATAAATATTAGTGATGTTTATTGTAATCACACAATAAATAATATATGTGATCCTATGAATGATTTTATTTCCAAATTAGATAATAGTTTAAAAGTAGAAAACATCAATTACAGGATGGCAAAAAGAATAAACAGTAAATCATCAAAGACTGGAATATTTGTTGAACCTGTTTGGATATGGCAAAAAACAAAAAAATGAGATTCACAAAAAAACAACTTGATAAAATTTATGAAGATTGTTTAAATTTGGTTAAACATAAAAAACCAGAATTTTTTTCTATAAGAAAAATGAGAGGAGTTGTTGGTCTTTGTTATGATGATATGTTGCAGTTTGATTACAGAAAAGATATTATTCCTACAATGTTCCATGAGTGTATTCATTTTCTTTATCCAAAATGGTCTGAAACAAAGGTATTAACAGCAGAAAAAAGACTGATAAACCATATATCAACACTTCAAATATCATATTTTCTAAAAGAAATATCTAAAAAGATATATAAAAATGAATTAAAAAATTCCTTTCAATGAAACGGACATTTTTTAATATCAAAAATTTTCTTTGACCTAAAAGCGTTTTTATATATATTAAAAAAAGAAGAACATCCTTTATACCAACTATAAAGGAATTTTTTATTTTCCTCATAAAAGGATAAATTAAAATTTTCTCTTTTAAATGGTATAACCTGAGCAATAGGAGTTCCTTTTGGAATAAGACCTTCAAAGTCCTTCTTAATATAAAAGGGGAAATTTACTGATAATGGGAATTTATCAGTATCAACTAAACCACCTAAAACCTTAAATGGAAGGTCTTCATAATAAGAAGGATGCGTAAACAAACAAGACCAATTTTTAGGTGTTTCAAATATCCAAAAATTATTAAACTTAAAAGGTTGTTTATTAAAACACTCATAAACAGGAATATTTATTGATTGTTTTTCATTGTGTGGTTCTATCAAAGGTAAATGTCCTAATGCCCATCTAAAATTAACAACCTTTTCTCCATATTGATTGTTTATATTTTCAACCCAAACATCACATGGTAATGGAATATGATAACCACAACTAATCAAATCTCTAACAGGCATACAATTTTTAATTGTAGAAGTAGGCATATTGTACTGATCTATGCTTTTACTTGGTGTATAATATGTTGTTGTTTTTTTTATCCATTCTGGACTTTTTTTAATAGACTGATATGGCTTTTCTAAATACTCCAAATACTCATTGTTAGTTGGATAAATTTTAATTTTGACACTAGACATAATAGTATGATAGCATTAAATACTCTCAATAGTCAATATGTTTTTTTTTAAATTTAGTTTTAGCTTGGTTTTTTTATTTGTTGGGAGATTTGTTTTCTAGGATTCCTTTTTATTTTTGTTATGTATTTTATTCAAAATTTATGGGTTTTTCTATAAAATTTGATGAAAAATGTGGATATAAAATTTGGAAAAATTAATCTTGCTTTTACAGGGTTATTTTGGGATAATTATACAACTATGATCTTCAAAGAACAAATATCACGCAAACCAAATAACTATCCTTGGACAGAAAAATTTATCGAAGCAATTTATGCTGGATTTTGGACAGATAAAGAGTTTTCTTTTTCTTCTGATATTCAACAATTTAAAGTAAATTTAACCGATAAAGAACGTGAAATAATTATTAGAACATTGTCTGCTATCGGACAAATCGAAATTAGTGTTAAAACCTTTTGGGCTAAACTTGGAGAAAATCTACCACATCCTTCTTTGTCAGACTTAGGTTATGCAATGGCAAATACCGAAGTTATCCATAACAATGCATATGAAAGATTGATTACTGTATTAGGAATGGAAAATGTTTTCGAAGATAATCTAAAATTGGATTGGATTGAAGGAAGAGTAAAATATCTAAAAAAATACACACACAAATATTACAAAGATTCCAAAAAACAATATCTTTATGCTTTGATTCTTTTTACATTGTTTGTAGAAAATGTTTCATTATTCTCTCAATTTTATGTTATTAACTGGTTCGCTCGTTTTAAAAATGTTCTTAAAGACACTGATCAACAAGTAAAATATACTAGAAACGAAGAGTTGTTGCATGGTCTAATAGGATCTAAAATAGTTAACACTATTAGAGAAGAATATCCCGAATTATTCGATAAAGAATTAGAAGATAAAATTCTTACCGAGGCTCAAGAAGCATTTAAAGCAGAATCTAAAATAGTAGACTGGATGATAAATGGAATAAAAGAAAATGGTTTAGACTCTGATACAGTAAAAGAATTTATTAAAAACCGAATCAATATTTCATTAGAACAAATAGGATACCCAAAGGTTTTTGATATTGACAAAAATCTTATTTCCTCTACCATGTGGTTTGAGGAAGAATTATTGGGTACTAACATGACAGATTTTTTCCATTCAAAACCAACTGGATACCAAAAGTTTACACAATCATTTTCAGAAGACGATTTATTCTAAATTTTTATGCATTTTAAATCAGATAAAACTGCTGATGAATTGGCGTCCTCTTGGAGAAATGCTCAACAAGAAACAATTGAAGAATTGTTAACATTAATTAAAAATCTCGAAAATCAAATTAAGATTAGAGATAAAATTATTGTAGAATTAAAATCAGAAAAACAAGACAATATTTAAATTTATGACAAACAAATACGAATGGTTAAACAAAGACTCACGAAAATTTCTCGAAAGAGGTTATTTGCTAGAGGGGGAAACAGCAGAGAAAAGAATTAGAGATATTGCAGAAGCAGCAGAAAGATATCTAAACTTAAAAGGATTTGCTGACAAATTTGAAGATTATATGGCAAGAAGTTTCTACTCTTTGTCTAGCCCAATCTGGAGCAATCTTGGAAGAACAAGAGGTCTTCCGATTAGTTGTTTTTCATCTCTAATACCCGATACAATGGAAGGTATTATGAATAAAGTTTCAGAAGTTGCCATGATGACAAAACATGGCGGTGGAACTTCTGCTTATTTTGGTAAATTGAGAGGAAGGGGAACTCCTATCTCTTCTGGTGGTGAATCTACTGGTTCTGTGCATTTCATGGAACTCTTTGATAAATTGATGAATGTTGTTTCACAAGGAAGTGTTAGAAGAGGATCATTTGCGGCATATCTTCCAATCGATCATCCGGATATTGAAGAATTCTTGAAGATTAAATCAGAAGGAAATCCAATTCAAAACCTTTCTATTGGTGTTTGCGTATCCGACGAATGGATGAAATCGATGATTTCTGGTGATAAAGAAAAAAGAAAACTATGGGGAGATGTGATTAAAAAAAGATTTGAAAGTGGATATCCATATATTTCATTTACAGATACATTGAATAATAATGCACCACAGGTCTATAAAGATAAAGGTCTTAAAATATATGCTCAAAATTTGTGTAATGAAATAGCACTTTCAACATCAGAAGACGAATCTTTTGTTTGTGATTTATCTTCGTTAAATTTAGAAAAATGGGAAGAATGGAAAGATACCGATGCAGTAGAAACC